ATCATCAATCGAACGATCCCGATAGTCGGTTTCAAGCCCCATAAGAACGCTTATTGTAGCTGAATGAGCCATCGTGATTAACTGGCACTACTTCAACGCTCATACCCTTCTTACCAAAATTAAGCACTACGAATCCCATATTCCAGTCGGCTGAGGCATATTTTAGGTAACTCGCTTTGTTCTTCATATCCATAAGGTGACCGGCTTCGATACCCCAAATCGTTGAATAACGGCCGTTTAAGCCAGTTTGGTGGCGAACTGCACCTTGCCTATGGGTATGCCCACAAACTACCCCTCCATTAGCCCCTGAATGCCATTTTTTAGCCAAATTTAAGGCGGTGATGCCAGCCTGTTTTGACATAACACCTTCATCACCATGAGCCAAGAAAAAGCCACGCTCAAACTCATAAGCTCTTTTGTGGAATCTAATGCCTAGATCAGAGAAATTCATAAACTTTTCATAGACTAATTCTGGCAATCCAAGTAATGATGGAGCACCTTTGAGAAGGGTCGTAAATAATCTATCCGTGTGATTTGATCTAATAATGTCAGTCGTGCCTAGATCATAAAGAATGTTTTGTGCGATTGTTCTCTCTTCATCGAGGGTTTCTGCAAATTCAGTTTTAGTTCCCTTGACCCAACGGCTTTGTGAAGTCATATCTAGTTCATCACCAACATTTAATACATAATCAAACTTCTCATGTTTGCTCATTTTAATGAGGTTCTTAACAGCTTGTGGGTGATGCAGAGGAATCTGCAAATCTGGGGTAACTAAATATCTACGGTTAGCTTTAATCTTCATCCTCATCGGGAGTTGGAATAACAGGGATAATTCCCTTATCGCCTACAATCCAATCAGGCATTGATTCAGGGCTATCCATTAGATAGAGCGCGACTGATTCGCTAAAACCAGCCTTTCTTGCAGCTCTAAACATTTCATGTTTTGCGATATACCATTGATCCAATTTAGTTAAAGGATCAGGAGAACGGCGAACGATACGCCTATTGATCTTTTTGCGTTTCGATGATTTGCGTGTGTTCGCCATAAAATAAATTATCGCTTAATGATTAGAGAATACAGATCATCAACACGCTGTTCTAATCTGTTTAATTGATCCTTCATACTTGAGCCACCATTAGGCTTCAGTTCTGCTAGATAAGACTTAATAACCCAGCGCAGACCCACTAATAAACTTGTTGCTATGGCGCATACGCCAACGCTTAATCCAACCCATTCGTTCGGTGTCATTTCGCATTAACGCCGTAATCAGCCTCTGTGCCTGAACTTGGATCAATTGCTTTAGCAAGAGGTGCAATTAAAGCACCAGCAAGAATCGCAAGCTCTGGTCGGATATCAGCAACAATTGCTAATAAGACTGTAATACCACTAGCTGCAACAGCTCTTAGATATGACTTGATTGCTGCCTTATGTTTGTTGGTCAGTTTCATTACTTGCCTCCTAGTAGTGGGATGTCAAAAAACTCTGAATTGTTATCTTGATCTTTCTTAAAACTAATGTGAATGTGATGATTGTGTTTGTTAATGCCTTTGTATTTACGCCATTTCCAACCAAGCAAAGGTGAGGCTATTTTCTCCTCAAAAATTACATAAGCGATACGCCCATGATTTTTCCCATACAATCGAATCTGATCTGCCAAATACGCTGGAATCCTTTTATCGTCAGATAGCCCAGCAGTAATGTCGATTGCTCTAACACAGCCTGTTTTTTCGTCTGGGTTGTGATCTGATTTTGGTGCTCTGGATAAATGTGCCACAGAAGCAGCCCATCCATCACTTTTACGATTCCTGTCTGGGAAGCAATCATCAGTTTGTTCTCTTAACTGAACAGCAGCTTTAGATAACCAAGCCTTCATTAGCCAAGTATCAATTTTGCTTCATCAGCAGTTAAACCAATGCGATCAAGAATTGCTGCTTTAGCAGTTGCCTTTGCTTCGGCTGCACTTTTTTCTGATTGTGCATTTGATTGATCTTTTTCGAATTGCTTAAATTCAGCAGCAGTCATTTCGCGCTCAATTGTTTCATCAGTTTTAACATCATAAATTCTTACTATTGGTTTTGTCATTTAATTACGCTCCATATACATAAAGTGTTCCAGCATCAAAATTGCCAGTAACACAACTTATATCAACGCTTGAAATTGCTGAACTGCTATTGTAAAAACCATCACCTATTCCATAGGCACTAACATCACTTCTACTAAAACCCCAACTGAAAGGTTTGATTGTAGAAGTACCACAACCAAACAAATTGATATAAACTCTATAAGATAACGCAGAAGAAGTGTCAATTTTAATTTGAGATTGTGCATTGTAATATAAATTAGAGCTATCTGTAAAGAAATAATTGGCGGCAGAGTCAGCATTTAATCTAATTCTAAAACCATCGTTTGCACCCTCAGAAGCACCATCAATTCTAATAAAAATAAACTTTTTACCAGAAATTCCAGTAACGCTTACTGTTGATGAACCTGACATGGCAGTTCCACCAGCATTTAGTAATGCATAATCTTGAACTCCAGCAGGAGCAGACCATTTTAATCCTGTGGCTGTTGTGCTATCAGCTGTAAGAACTGTGTCATTTGCGCCAACCGCTAAACGGCTAACTGTGTCTGCTGCTGTGGCTGCAATAATGTCGCCTTTAGCATCAACAATTGTTTTAGCAATTCCTGCACTTGCGTTATTGAATACTGTTGTATCAATAGCAGTTCCAAGTGATCGGATGGCTGCTGCGCCATCCTTGACCAGCGCGGTGTCGTCTGGTGTTGTCCAACTGTAATTAGTAGTGGTTGCCATTTTGTCCTATTCTCAGGATACGATTGTAGCGTATTCCCATGTCAATGTTGGATCTATTGTTTGCCATGTTTCGGTTATTGGGGTTGTATTCCAACGCATCGCCACTTGGCTATAAGCCACAGGCGACAAGTTAATTGTCAGGAATAATTCATTGAACCTAGTGCTCCATGACCAGCCTTCGACATATCCTTCAAACACACCGCTTGAGATTTGAGTGGGTAGGTTCTGGATGTTTAGAGGTTGCCCCATGAATACGCCTAGCAGATTATCCCGATCACTATTATCAATCTCTGGATTTGTTATTGGGAAGGTAATACTCTGGAATGCTGGTTGTGGAAAGGCTCTTTGAGCAATATATCGATCTGCCACAGCTTGAGCATCTACAGCTGAATGCAGGACTGAATTGATGCTTTCTGCTTTGTAGCCATAAGTTGCAATTGAAGTTGTTGAGGTTGCAGTTTCCTGAGATCCAAAGTTGTTGCCGTAGTTTATGTAGATATCATTTCGAATATCACCTGATCGAGTAATTGTGCTAAGTCCTTGACCTAATGCATGGCGAGCATCTAGATCAACATAGCCATTGGTCAATAGGTAATTTTGTCTGTGGTCTGCATCGGCATATCCAATATTGCCTTCATTATCCTCATACAAATATCCAAATGCTGAATTTGCTATCAATTGAGCAATGTTAAAAATGGTATCTATTTCGGCTGCTCTGTTTTCCATTGTGTAAAGACCAGGTTGATCAATCTCACCAAGTCCTAGATTTAAAGCATTAGCCCATGTTTCAGTTGCATTATATCCTGACCAAGTTGTAGCTGCTGGAACATCATTCCAAGAGCCAAGTAATACGCTAGAGAGAAGATCGTAGATTTGGTTACCATCTTCATCTTGGGCAATTGTGCCTGAATATAATTCTTTTGCTAACTTAACAAGTGATCCCATTGCAAGAACTGAGTATTGAACAACAGTTGCAATTGAGCCAGTAGCACCAACACTCACAGTTATATCTGTTATATCGCCACCAAACACATTGACATAAGTTGCTGCTGAGTTTTTAACTTGCAAACTTAAACTATCGTTAATAGCAAATGGCAAAGTTTGACCAGATAAAGCCACAAAATTGATTTGAATGTAAGAAGGATTTGGTTGCTGGTAAATATCTGTTCGACCAGCCTGATGCTGAATATCGCTAATGGCTATGTCGGTGTAATCAACACCTGCAACCGTAAGTTTCCAATCGGGTGACCAAGCAGTCATTATCTACCTACTGTTGTTCCGACTAACAATCCCTGTGATCTTGCTGCGCTTTGATTAAGCACACTTGCCACAGCTCTTGCAGCACCTTCGCCATCAATAGCATTAACAGTTATGTTTGTCACTCCAGCACCTGTTGTGTAACCGCCATTAGGTCGTGTTGGAACTGATGGTAATGATGATCTACCTGCTGATGGTGCTGGATTTGATAATGCACCAATATTAACTCCGGGAATTATATTAACTGCTCGGATCAGTTCATTGGCAAGTGAAATAACTAATCCAATTGCTTCTCTTAGAAATGTAATAAATCCCGAAACAATGCCAGAAATGGCTGCAATAGTTTTACCAAAACTTTCAGCGCCTCTTTGAGTTTCTGTTAATGCTGCACTTAAACCTTCATCGCCTGTTAATCCTGCAATAAATCCATTAAGCGTTGGAATACCTTTTTCGCTTAGGAATGTAATAAATTGTTCAACAAATGGAAGCAAGGCTGTTCCTAAACTTTCCTTAGCCTCATCAAATGCAACTGTTAATCTATCAATCTTTCCTTGAAAGGTTTCTGCGTTTGTAGCTGCTGCGCCACCATAGAGATCAGATAGTTTTGTTTGGATTTCTGTAAAGGACATGGTTTTAAGTTCAGCAGCTGATAAGCCAATTCCAAGTCTGCCAAGAGCTGTTGATTGTCCATCATGGGCACGACTTAATGCTGCTGCGACTTGCTCTAGATCTTTTCCTGAACCTTTACTTATATCTAATGCTAAAGATAATAATTTTTGTGCTTCCTCAGTATCTTTTGTTGATACTGCCAATCTCTGCATTGCTGGTCTAAGTTGATCATCAGCAACGCCTGTGGCTAAAGATGTTTGAAGAATAAAATCCTCAGTTGCTTTTATTTGACCCTCTGTCGCTCCTGTGGCTTCCTTGAGAGCATTGGCTAATCTAAGTTGTGCTTGCTCATCCTCTATTGCAGCCTTAACCCCATCAATGGCTAATTTAGTGCCATAGGCAACGGCAGCAGCAGCAGCAACCGCAAAGGCAGCAGCAGCCTTCTTTCCAAATGCTCCAACTTTATCGCCAAATGTTTGTATCTCATCATCGGCATTTTTTAATCCTTTTTTAAGATTATCAATGTCAGCCGCTAAAGAGAGTGTTAAGGTTCTACTTGCCATCAGCCCACTCTTTCCTAATTTCAATAATTATATCTTCAAACTCTTTAATGACTGTTGGTTGTAAATGTCTGATAGTTGGATATATAAACCAGCCTCGAGATCCAGCACCTTTGCCCATTCCCCCTGACCAACGCGGAAATTGTGGGTATCTGTTTGAACCAAATTCAATAGCTGCGCCAATACCTTTACGATTACCTACTGCATCTTGACGATTATTAAATTGAGTTGTTGCTCCACCTGAAAATTTTTGTCCAGCAAATCCAAAACTAATTTCACCTAGTAATGATGATGCTTTGACTTTACCACCTTGAGCAACACGATCTGCTGCCTTACCGCGAGATGAAGCAATGCGTCTAATTTCTGTTAATTCTTTTTGAGCAAGTTCTTGAATTCTGCGTTTTGTTTCATTAACAGCAGTTTCGCTCATTGTTCTAAGAACAGCTGCAAATTTATTAAGTTCGCGTTTATCGTAGGCAATTGAGCGTTCGGTGCTAACTGCCATTTCGCGCCTCCAAAATTTCTATTGCTGTCAATAT